GAAGTGTTGCTATCTTTGATGAAGAGCAGACTACTATTGAGGCAGGTAAGACTTATATTCTTCTTGCTAGTGATAATAGAATTGTGTCTGCAGTTCCTGTAGATGAGATTAAAACATCAACGGCTGGCTTCCTAAAATTCTTGAATTATCGTCAACTTCCATATAAGGAAGAAGAGAAGTTCGTGGTATCATTTAAGCCACGCATAACCAAGGCTGGTAAGAAGATGGCCTCACTGGTTGTAGCAGACACCGATCGTGACCTACACTCAGTAACAGTATTTCCTACGTCGTTTGCCAAGGCGTATATGAAAATTGAAGAGGGTAATGCATACAACTTTACCTTTGGACAGACAAAAGATGGCACAGTAATTATGGAGGATGTTGAAAGTGTTTAAAGATATAACAGAAGAGCTACACTCAGTAGCAGTAGAAAAAGGATTCTGGCCAGAGGTGGTAGATGACATATTCATAACTAAACAACTAATGATGATTGTATCAGAAGCTGTAGAGGTTATGGAAGCTATTCGTAAGTCTCATGGTCCAGAAGCTATTGCAGATGAGATGGCAGATATCCTTATTAGAACATTCGATTTATATGCTGGACTAGTAGAACATGAGTACACAAACGTATCTTTGGATGAGGCGTTTGAGAAAAAGACTGGGTACAACAAGACTCGTCCAGAGAAGCATGGAGTAAAGTTCTAATGGCAGTTATAGTATATACAAAGCCTGCATGTGTGCAGTGTGAACAAACAAAGAAGCTTCTTACAAAGAACGGTACGGAGTTCACGACAGTGGACATTACAGTTGATACTATTGCCTATGACATGATCGTAGATATGGGCTTTAAAGCAGCCCCAGTAGTAGTAACAGAAGATGATGCCTGGGCAGGATTTAACCCAGCAAAGATTAATGGGCTGGTAGAATAATGACAACTTATGAAGAAGCTTTGGCAGCACTAGATCCACGCATTCGTAAGAGACTATCTAATGGCGTAGGATTTAAGATTGAACACCAGAAGACTCCTAGTCATGGAATGAATCGTGCTCTTATGGGTGGCCTTCCTCTAGGTCGCCAAGTACTTATTTGGGGTAGCAAGTCTTCCGCAAAGTCCTCTCTATGCCTTCAACTAATTGGAGAGGCTCAGGAAGAGGGAAAGCTTTGTGCTTGGATTGATGCTGAGATGTCATATTCTGAAGAATGGGCTAAGAAGCTTGGGGTAGATACCGATAAGCTTATTGTTTCTCAAGCACGAACTATCAATGAGATGGTAGATGTAGGTACAGCCTTAATGAATGCTGGAGTGGATATTATTGTCATTGACTCTATCACTTCATTGCTACCTGCTATTTACTTTGAAAAGGGTACAGATGAACTCAAGGAACTTGAGAATACTAAGCAAATTGGAGCAGAGTCACGAGACTTTAGTAATGCGTGGAAGATGCTCAACTATGCAAATAACAAGGTCAAGCCTACAATGCTTGTCCTCATTAGTCAGAGTCGTAATAACATTAGTGCAATGTATACAAGTCAGCAGCCATCAGGTGGCCAGGCTACTAAGTTCTATAGCTCAACCGTCATTAAACTATTTAGCTCTGAGTCTGACAATCAGGCTATCAAGGGTAAGATTGCTGTGGGAGATAAACTCATCGAGGAAAAGGTTGGCCGCAAGGTTCGCTGGGAGATTCAGTTCTCCAAAACTTCACCAGCTTTCCAAAGCGGAGAGTATGACTTTTATTTCAGAGGTCCTTTGGTGGGTATTGATGGTGTGGGCGACTTGGTGGATACTGCAGAGATGATGGGTATCGTAGAGCGTACAGGAGCCTGGTACATCCTTCCAGATGGCTCAAAGGTCCAGGGTAGAGAAGCATTCGTAAACCGTGTAAGAGAAGACCTAGATCTTCAAGACTCAATTAAGGCTAAAGTGAATGGCGAAGTATAACATCTATCAAGGTGAATTTAAATGTCAGGTATGTAGTAAGCCAGTAAATTCTCTTAGATCTTATCCAGAATCTAAGGAGTTAACATGGATGTGTAATGAAAAGCATCTCAGCACAGTTGACCTAAGAACAAAGAAGAGTAGGAGAGACTATGAGCGAGAAGAGTGAGAGTAAAAGACTTGGAGCTAAGATGCACAAAAATTCTGGTAGAGGAACACACAAGGGTGATGCCACGTGGGAAAACTTTACTGTTGACTTTAAAGAAGTGGGTAAATCTTTTACCCTCAACAAAGATGTCTGGGCAAAAGCGACAACTGATGCTATTCGTAATAACAATGATCCTGCTATTGTAGTTGTCATTGGAGACTCTGGAATTAAGACTAGACTAGCAGTTATAGAAATGTCAATTTTAGAGCAATTAATAGGTGACATCACCTCTGAGTAATGCTATACTAGATACTAGTAATACAGGAGTTTTAAAATGGAACAACAACAAACAACAATAGAAATGATCAATGGTCTCACCGAGATTGCTGATTTTATGAATGATGAAGAGTTAACGACAGCTCTTACCTTTATTGCAAAGGTCATCATTAAACCAGATATTCCACTTAATGTAGCTACCATAGAGATCGTCAGACTGCAAGCAATTGCAGCGAAGATGTCCTTTAAGGCAACATGGATGGCCAATGTAGATAAAGGAGACAGAGCGAAGAAGAACTTGTACTATACTGCTGCAGAATCAATTAATGCATTAGTATCAGCCCTCAAGTATATTACTCGCTAGTGTTAACATGGCAAAAAGTTTATTGCAACAAGTAATGCTAAAACCAATAGAGAAAAAGATTGAGTCTTTCTTGAATAGCGAAGAGCTAATCGCAAAGATACGATCTGGATACACTATCAATCGTGTTGACAAGTTCACTACAAAGAAAACATTTGCTCCATCAACAGTTGCATTCTCTCATGGAGAGTGTGCTCGTTATTGGTACCTAGCCTTTGAAGGCGGTATCTTTGAAGATAATGCAGATGCTTATGGTGGTGCCAACATGAATGCTGGTACAAAGTCTCACGAGCGTATTCAGGAAGCGATGGGTAACGTCCCAGGATTCTTGGTAGACTCAGAGTTTAAGATTACATCTGAAGATCCTCCAATCTTTGGTTACGGAGACGTAATTCTAAATTGGGAAGGCGAAGATCTTCTTGGCGAAATTAAAACAATGCCAAGTGAGGGATTCGAATATAGAAAGATTCATGGTAAGCCAAAGACTGGTCACCTAGTTCAGCTTCTTATCTATATGAAGATTCTAAAAAAAGAACGAGCAGTATTAATTTATGAAAATAAAAACAATCACGAGCTACTTATTTTACCAGTAGTCCTAAGTGATTATTATGGTGGGTGGGTAGACCGAGCCTTTGACTGGATGAGAGATGTCAGGAAGGCATGGGAAGATAAAACCCTGCCTGAAAAAAACTATAGATCTAATTCTAAGATCTGTAAAACCTGTCCTCTTTCTAAGGTCTGTGCAGAAGCTGGCACTGGAGACATTAAACTTAAAGCTCTGGAGCCAATAGATGAAGCACTGTCAATGGTGTGATAACACCTTCTCAACCAAGATATCTTATCAGATATACTGCTCTCCTGATTGTAGAACTGCTGCAACAAAAGAGAAGATAGCTGAAAGATACTTGGTTTCTAGAAGAACTAGGCGTTACGGTAAAGACCGGAAATGCAAGTCTTGTAGTAAAACTCTTTCGGCATACAATGATGATATCTTGTGTGTAGAATGTACTGTCAACCCCTCAGACGTATCCACTGTTCTGAAGGAATTAAAAGGTTTTGCAAATGGTAAATTTAAGCAGGATTAATGAAAAAGAAAAACCTAAAAATATATGCTCTATCGATGCTAGTACTAATAGTCTTGCTTTTGCTATCTTTTCTGGTATGGCCTTAGTCAAATACGGAAAGATCAATTTCCAGGGTAAAGATACCTATGCCAAAGTTGCAGATGCAGCAGCAAAGACACTGGCAGTGTTTAAACTATTTGACATTGATGCAATTGTTATTGAACATACAGTCTTTATCAATAGTCCTAAGACTGCTGCAGACCTAGCATTAGTCCAGGGAGCTCTCCTAGGAGCTGCAAGTCTTAACAGTATAGATATTGCAGGATCTATTAATCCAATAACCTGGCAAACATATATTGGAAATGGAAAGCTCACGGCAGTTGAGAAGCTAGCTCTAATGAAAGAGTATCCAGATAAATCAAAAGCCTGGTATACAAATAAGTCTAGAGATATCAGAAAGCTCAGGACAATCCACTTTGTAAATACCTATTATGATAAAGATATTTCAGATAATGATGTTGCTGATGCGATTGGTATTGGGCATTGGGCAATCAATAACTGGGGAAAGGTTGACAAATAGATGGCAAAGCTATATACTAGTGAAAACTGGTTAAAAAAAAGATATTGGATGGATAAAAAAAGTCCAGAAGATATTGCAAAAGAATGCGGAACAAGCGTAGAAACTATTTATGTTTATCTTGCTAAGTTTAAATTAAGAAGGTCTAAGCGATGAGAATTGTAAAGCACTTTAAGAAAAAAGCCATGGGCCTGTTCATAGGCTTAACATGCAAGCATGAGACACCAAGAGAATCCTCATGTCCATTCACAGGAATTACATACACTATCTGTGATAGATGTACAAGAACTATTGGAGGAAGAGTCACTAATGACCAAAGCAAATAATATAGATATGGTAAGTCATCCAGCACACTATACAGCCCATCCAAGCGGTATAGAAACAATCCAAGTAACTAGACACATGAACTTTAACCTAGGCAACGCTATGAAGTATATCTGGAGAGCAGGAATAAAGAATGAAGACAAGCATATTGAAGACCTCAGAAAAGCAATCTTTTATATTGATGACGAGATTAAACGACTTGAAGGAAACATCTAATGAGGAAAAAGAACCAGGCTCCAGTATTGAAGACAAAGTTCGACAGAGTACCAGAGATAGTCGTTGATGGGTTTACTATAGTCAAAGGTGACTTAATGAAGATTCGTGGAGAGTATGGAGTAAGATTTAAATTTGATAGCCTTACAACCAACACAGAGACTAATGTCCAATGGGTAGACTGTTTTGAAGTCACTCGTGGCCAGGTCGGGGCATTTAGATCATTTAGGATTGATAGAATCAAGCGTATTCCTAAGAGAAGGATTAAGAAGGTAGTTAAGAATGTCAACTGAAGATAATCTAATTCAACATCTAGACAATGTAAATAGAGTTGTAGAAAGATACCTAGCAGGATCTGAACCTACTCAGATCTCTAAAGAACTTGCGATGCCTCGTCAAAAGGTCGTAGCCTATATTGATGAGTGGAGAACCATGGCTGCAGACAATGCGGCTATTCGTGCTCGTGCTAAAGAAGCCCTTGTCGGTGCAGATACTCACTATACTAAACTAATTAGTAAAGCATATGAAGTAATTGATGATGCGACAACGACAGCAAACCTTCAGGCAAAAACAGCAGGCATTAAGCTAGTTATGGACCTAGAGTCTAAGCGTATTGACATGCTACAGAAGGCTGGACTGCTAGAGAACAAAGAGCTAGCAGAAGAGATGATTGAGATTGAGCGTAAGCAAGATGTCCTCGTTGGTATACTTAAAGATATAGCATCTAGTCATCCACAAATTCGTGATGAGATTATGCGTAAGCTTTCTGATGTATCAAAAGAGAGAGAGGTGATTACAATTGTCCACGATGTTCAATGATTTTCTAGAAGTCCTTAAGGAT